TACCCTCAGACTCCAACCAGCGAATTGTATCTACAAGACTGGAAGTGTATTCAGCGTGCAACATCTTTCCAGGCGTCGCGATAAGCACATCGTAGTGAGGTTTGTCTGTCGTCATTCTATCTCCATGTAATCTTTATTTCTTTGGTGGAACTGTCCCACCATCTGATAGCAACCACTTTACTATATCTGGATTCTCTCGAAGCACAAGTAGCAAAGAAGATTCCCACACCCCAATAAAATGATGTTCCCAAGTATCTGCATCGTCAGACTTGCTAGGCTTGCTTGGACCTTCGAATACCATCCTACAAGCGTGCATGATTTCGTGCAAGAGAGTTACTTGCTTTTTAGTGACGTGAATATCGACGTCGACGACAATGAGATTAGACATGTCCATGGTGTAGCCAAAACAGCCATCATTAAGCATTCCATCGTCAGCTTTAGAACGCTCGACGACAGTGAATACCTGAGGCCCTATCTTGACCTGCTTAGGCATACCCATAATGACCTCCGTCTAATCAGGATACCACGCTGGGCTTATTTCTTATTTGACTTAATTACGTACTGCTTAAGCCCCCAAGCAGCCCAATAGACGGCCTTTAAAGGCTTTATGCCAATTGCCCTAAGCATCTTATATGCCTTCAAAAACGGTATACGCTCGAATCCTTCTGACACTATGGCCAACTCCTTATTTGCTCTTGATTGCAGATTCCAGAATAGCCAGCCCGGTTTCTCCGTGGACACAGTTTCTTAGAATCTGTCTTTTGTTTGTCAGTTTGTACTTGCTTAAATCTACCCCGTGAAGCTTTTGAAGTCCAGGGATTTGTATGTCTCTGAGGTTCTCGACAATCTTAGGCAACTCACCAATCTCAAAGTTAGCCCAATAAAGGTGCCTGTTAATCTTCTGCGGGTCTGCCATTGCAGGATAGTAAGGAACAACGTTCTCAACAACCCACAGCGCATTCGAGTGATACTTCAAGAAGATAATCTCCTCATACAAACTCATGTCCGGATACTTCGGCTCAGTGCCTCTGAACCTTACGCCGATGTTGAATCTGAAAGAAGAGTGGCTCTGGCAAGGAGGAGAAGACCAGATGAAGTCGAACTCGTCATGGTGCTCCAGTAAGTACTGGTGTGCGTCACCAACTACCACAGTATCTTTCGGGTACAAGTCAGCGTAGACCGCGGCAATCTGTGGGTCATACTCTACAGCAGTGACTTTATGCTCGTCACCCCAGAATCTTCTGTTGCCTCCGATTCCGGCGTACAAGTTTAGTATTTTCATTTAATGGTTCTTTCAGCTTTTCTACGCTCGTTGTAGCACTTCGGGCAGACACTGCCAGTAAACCTAATTCGATGCCTTCGGCACGGGTATCCAGCTTTAGCCATTAGTCAAAACTCATTCCTCTGCTGTGTGTAGGCATGTTGTCTATCTTACAGCGTTCGCACGTCAATACCCTAATTCCTGTCACAGGACACGCAGCTCCAACTGTAAGTTTGTGCCTCCGAAGAAAGCACCAAGCACCCTTAAGCCAGTTTTTCAATTACTCTTACCAGACCAGCCGGTGCCCTTAAAAGATAGGGAGATATTGCCCATCACCTGTTGCATAGGCTCATTGCACTTCTCGCAAGTGTAGCCAGGGTCGTCGTCATGAATACTACGGGACACGATGATTGTGTCCTCGCACTTGGCGCACTTGTATTCATATCTTGGCATCAACTGTCCTTAACGTGAGTCACCCAATAGTAACTGCATTTTTCACAGCACGGAGCATTGTTGGCATCCATTACTGCACTACCAAAGTCTACATAGTATTCCGGGTCCTTATTGTAGAGGTTGGCTTTGTGTGTCGTTGTTACTTTATTAAGGACGTCGACGTTATCGAACCAGGTAGGGATGCCATAGCCCCAGTCCTTGTAAGCACGTGCGTGCAGGGCCTCAAGGTTAGCTACGTTCTTGTCTGTCTTGATGCCACGCTTGTTAGCTTCTTCAATCATCACGAAGGTGTATTGATATAGGCCCATCTCGAACCCGCGCCACATCTTGACAGCAGGATGATTGCGCCAGCCAGCGCGAGGGTCGTCATTGGATAGAACGTTTAGGATTTGGTAGCACTCAAGAATCTGCTTGTTGAGGCGCTTGTTGTCTAGTACTTCTGCGACTTTGTAGAAGTCGTCATATGGGAGAAATGTTTGCATATTCAGATTATAGGAACGTCGACGACAACGTGTCAAGTATTTAAATAAACTATTTTTCCAGGAATTCCACAGGTCTCCAGTGCCTTTACGTTCTCTGCGCCATAAGCAATTAGAACGCTAGGAGCCCCAGCTGTGCCACCCTGCGATCCATCCGGTAGGTGAAACTTCACACGGCCCTTCATAAATAGAATGGCGTCTGCCTTGTCCCACACATAATCAAAGAAAGCTTTTGTCTCAGTGCGAGCAAAGATTAGAACTACTCCGTTACCATGAGCAACCATCTTCTCAAGGAAAGGAGCCATAGCTTTTCCATACGGAGGATTGCACCACACACGACCAAACCACTCCTGCTTCAAACCATCGTCTTCAATGGTGTAGTGATGCCCAGCGGTGTCCCACGGGCGGTCCAGGGATGCACAAGGGTCTAAGTCAAACTGCCCCAAAGCCTTAATGATTGCAGGTGGTGTTAACCACACATCCGTTGCAGATACTGATGTTTCTCCACCTAAACTAGGCACTCTCTTCTCCTCCAATAATGGCGTCTACGATATTCTTTACGGTCGTAGGATACCACTTCCCACCGTTTTGCGAAAGTATCCCATCAGCATTTAGTCCGTTGGCAATCTCTCGGTACGACAATCCCTTGAATCGCTCGGCAAGGATTCTATCCTTAAGGACGTCGGGAGTTTTGTTTTTTGGCCCCATGTCCACTCCCCAAACAATTCCGCGAGCGCGGCGGTCTTTGTGCACATCTTTCTGACGCGCAGCAATAATGCCACGCTCCATCTCAGCCAGCGCAGACATAATGGTCACCACGAAGCGCCCCTGGTACGAAGAAGTATCCAGGTTTAGGTCTAGCATGATTAATCGCCAGCCCTTAGCGTTGGCCCTGTCTACGATGTCCAAGAAGTCCGTTGTACTACGAGCCAAGCGGTCAATACGAGTTACCAGTAACGCCTGAGCGTCTCCAGACTCTAACCTCTTAAGGGCGTCGACGAGCGCAGGTCGGCCGGTAATGTTCTTACCAGAACGGCCTTCCTCACGAACTAACTCCCACTTAGTGAAGCCATGAAACTCAGCCGCGTTTATGAGCTGCCTCTCCTGCACATCTAACGAAACTCCGTCATTGACCTGTAATTGCGTCGACACACGGGCATAGAGCAGGGCTAACCCAGGGTCGTTACTTTCTTCCAAATTCATCTAGTCTTTTCTGCAAAATCTGAATAATCTCTTCAGTCTGCTTAGTTGGCTTCTTAATCTTCCTTAGGAACGTCAACGTTAACTTGAGCTCCTCCAATGCGCCTTGGTGCTTCCACCATGACCTAGAAGCGTTAAAGTCTGACGAAAGGTTGTCATGTATGGGGGTATCAGTCACTACTTCTCTCCTTTGATACGAGCAATAAGATGCTCTCGCCATCCGCCCTTAGTACCTTCAATCGGGTCCAGGGACTCCTTTAGTTCTTCCTTAAGGATTTCAATGACACGCTCACGCTCGCGCAGAGCGCCTTCGTTCATCAGGATAAGCATTGCCAGCTTCTGGTCCTCGTCCTTAGGCTCGATGTCAATCGTTGTGTATTCTTCTTTTTCAGTCACCTTCGTAGCACACTTTCTCTATTAGTCGTTTAATTACTTTACGTTTCCATGGTACCTTGGTCCCGTCCAGAGTATCAAGCATTCTTTTAATAAGAACAGCCTTACCAGACTCATAGGCCTTTTGGTATTCCCAGTCCCCACCAGCATTGAATCCCTGCTCATAAGCCTCTACCTCGTCTTCATCAGCAATAAAGACGTCGCAGATAAAGTTTTCAGTACCATGCTCAAGCACAAACAGGCTCATGGCCTTATTCTTCTTATCTGCCTTGCAGTACCACACAAACTCAGACTGCCTGTCCTCATCTAAGTAGATAACCTTCCACAGACTGCTATAGGACACTAGCCACCAAGTCATCTACTAATCCATTAAGGACGTCGAAAGTTTCGTAGTTGGCTAGGCGCTGGTCAAACTTGTAAGAGTCTAGAGCTCTTTCTGAATCGTGGTCATTGGCTGGACCAACTCCGTTACGTTCTACTCTCCACACGACACCGCCGGTTGCCTTAATGGCGTCGGCTTCGTTAGGGTAGCGACAGTCGGGGATAACTACGTTCGCTCCAGGCTCCACGCGTGACAGGGCTAGGTTTACCCAGAAGTCCTGTCCAAACATCTCTCGACCAATTTCAGTCCCGAAACGTTGCATGAGGCCACGAACTTCGGGGCTCTGGGATTTAAGGTCCTCCCAGCCTATTAGTCGAACGGCAGAAGCAAGCTCCGTGCGAAGCCCGTTTATTGAAATCGTAGGATTTAGGCGGACTAAAGCCTCGCGCATAGGCTCTGCAAAGGACACCTTGACAAAGCCAAAGTTATCCACAAGGTGATTGGCAACAGTATCTTTACCCGAACGCGCCCAACCTGACAATCCAATAATCATTTCATCTCTTTTCTTGTATAACCTTAACCCCAAGTTTATACGGCGTCCGGACTTTCATCCCGTTTAGCCTTAAGTTTTTCCTTGTATTCTTTGGCAAGATTCGTTGTACTTTGATTTTTATAGTGTACACGCTTTACCCTGTCAAGTCTAAAGCTTCTTGTGTGCTCATAGCCTTTTGACCCGCCATGCACGTCTATCCAAGAGATTTCCCCGTTGACTACGTATCTCATGAAAAGGAAGCGTCCACGCTCTCCTTCTATCTTCAGTTCAGTTCCAGGCACGACATTGCGACCGTTGATCTGAATCTCTGTCTCAATCACCCAGTTGTCGTTCGGCCTTGGACCGCTAGGAACAGATTGCTTTTTTCTAGCCATAGTCACCTACCATACCATAAAGCAAAACCCCCTGTGTTTCCACAGGGGGATTCGCTGATATCCATCTAATAAACGTACTATCCGAGCGCGACCTCAGATTCCGATGCATTCCATATTGGTTCTCTTACTACTCAACGCCTTGCGGGGTACTATTGGTTCGGATACTACTCAGGTTGCTATGGGCGATTCCTCAGCTGAATCTAGCAGTTACTTATACATTAACATTCTTTTCTTACGGTTGTCAAGTGGAGATGGCGGGAATTGAACCCGCGTCCTAACATATTCGATTTGTTCTTCTACAAGCTTAGGCAGTGAATATTTCGGAGACTGCACTGCCACATCTCCTGGTGCTTCAGTTTTACGTCTCCAGCATGGACGTGGTGCGGGTTATCCTATTTATTTAAAGCCTAGCTGCCCACTTAGGATTAGTGCTTTTCTAGGGGTTCTAACTGCTACTAAGCAGCTAGAGCGAATGCAGAACGTGATTCAGCATTTATTTCTTTTAGCGGTTTTACGAGACTCCGCCATCTCGGCTTGCTTCACCAAACTTCAGATGCCAGTCGAAACCTGTCATCCCCGTTTCTATATTTAGTTTTTAGTTACTAGACGACGCTTGATTGCATCGAACATTTTTGGGCGCTTCTTAAACGCCTTCTTGTTGTTGCGGTCGCTGTTGCTTCCTTTAGCAGGTGCGCTACCGCCACCTTTACCTTTTGCCATGACTGCCTCTCCGTTGAGATTCTATTATACAT